TGGGTGTGGGTAGTATGTTTTAAGCAGGTAGAAAAACCGGTTGAATTTAATACTGGCCGATAATCTCACAGATTATTATTTGATAAATAAGATTAAATTTGTTATATGCTTAATTTAAAGCAAAAAAAATTTTGTGATGAATATCTGGTTGATTTTAATGCAACACAGGCGGCTTTTCGTGCAGGATATAGCAAGGAGACAGCAAGATCAATAGGTTCTGAAAACCTTACAAAACCTGACATTAAAGCATACATATCCGAAAGGTTAAAAGAGCTGTCTTTAGGTCCGGAAGAGGTAAAAAAGATGATCAGCGATGTAGCTAAGGGTAGTCTTAATGAATATTTTACTATTAAACAGATTGAGCATACACCACGGATATCAAGACCATTAAAGCTTTTGATTAAAGACCTTGAAAATGAAATTGAATTTGAGGAAGAATTTGCAAAAGTTGCAAAATTGAAAGCTGAAGCAAAGAAGGAGCACCAGGCTGTGATTGATGAAAAAAAACTACAGATAATTCGCTACCAAATAGAACTTAGGCGTAATTCAAAAGCTTTCCGGATTGTAAACGGGGCAACTATATTAATTGATCATGCTGAACTTGATATGGTAAAGTTGGTAAAGGATAAGGAACGTGGCCGTATTAAATCAATTTCTCACACACCACACGGACCCCGTGTAGAAATGTACCCCGCTGATGCTGCTATGCGGGATGTAGCAAAGATGCATAACTTATTTAAAGATGAAGATGAAGTGAAACCAGTGAGTATTACTATCAATGGTAAAGGCGTTAAAGTAAACTAATACTTCTGATTAATAATTGATCTAATAGATTATATTTGTTATGAATTACCGTTAAATGGGGAAGATTGACATCAATATTGATTACGAGACGGTATTTCTTCCATGCTATCATCATTTACTGAATGATGGAGGTCGTTTTGATTCGGAGGTCTTTGATATAGAGTTTCTGTATGGTGGAAGAGATTCAGGTAAAAGCCGTTTTACTGCTACGATTGCGCTTATCTGTTGCATGACATTACCATACTTTAAGTGCCTGCTCATTAGAAAAGTAAGCAAAACGGTAAGGGGTAGCCAGTTTAGTTTAATTAAAGGCATCATCGAAAGATGGGGAATACAAAAGTTATTCAAAATAAATGAAAGCCGCATGGAAATTATCTGGAAGGCAAATGGCAACGGTTTTTATGGAGTTGGCCTGGATGATGTAGGTAAGGTAAAATCTTTTGATAACCCATCTCATTGCTGGATAGAAGAAGGGAACCAGATAAGCTCCACTGATTTTGTTGTAATACTGACCTCACTTCGTGCAGAGCAACGTGTAAAAACCTGGTTTACTTTTAATCCTGAGTGTGAAACAAGTTACACAGAGTTTTGGTTATGGCAGGATTGGTTTCAGCATACCAAGGCACTTAGTTGGGTATGGAAAAAAGCAATTGAAGTACCTTATGAAGCCTATGTAAAATGGCCGCATCGAGTTTATCAAAAAGATGGACTTTATTTTGTAAACCAATCAGTAAGGGCAACACATACTACTTACAAAGACAACCCTTACTGCGATCCGGGGCGTATAGCTTTATATGAGAGTTATAAGAATAGTAAGAATAATGCATATTGGTACCAGACATACACATTAGGTCTTTGGGGATATCGCAGGATGGGCGGTGAATTTTGGAAATGTTTTGAGGAAGGAAGGGACACAAAAAGTATCAGCTATCAAAATGATGAAACAATTCATGTAGTAGTAGATAACAACGTAGATCCTTATATAAGTGTTCAGATATGGCAGGTAGATATGGATCGCAAGCGTATTAAGCAGCTGGAAGAGTTGCCTTGCGTACATCCAAATAATACAGCCAGTAAATCAGCAAAAGAGCTTACGACTTATCTGCGGCGTATTGGATATGAAGGGAGTATCTTTTTATATGGTGATCCATCTGCTAATGCACGAAGTACTAATGATGATGAAGGGAAAAGTTTCTTTGATAAATTTAAAGGTCAGTTGCGGGCAGATAAATGGCGCATTAACGATAAAGTTAAAAAATCAGCACCAGGTGTATCAATCAGTGGGGATTTTATAAATGAAATATATGAAAGTAACTATGAAGGTTGGACCATCCGGATAAATGTGAGCTGCAGAACCTCTATTGAAGATTATACCATGACACAGGAGGACACAACAACTGGTGGTGTTTTAAAGAAAAAAGTTCGGGACTCTGAAACAAAGCGCTCCTATGAAAAATATGGTCATATGACTGATTGCAAGCGTTATTTTATAACAACCATTTTAGAAAAAGAGTTTATTAAATATCGGGAGCAATTTAAAAAATACTATGGTATTTAAAATTTTGCTGTTTAAATAACAGCCAATTATTATGATAGCAACATTTGAACAGGTGCAAGCCATTGTAAAAACAAATCCCAATAAATCAATTATTGAAAAAGGCAGGGAGGTAGCCAAAAAACTAATGCTTCATTTACATGGCGTCGGTATGGACAAAGCAATTAGGCATTGTGAGCATTTTGCAAATGCAGATGTTTACAAAGTGCAGAAAGAATACGCAATGACCAATGTGGATGTATTTTCAAGATTGCTGCAGCAGGAAGATATGGTATTTTCTGCCCGTGGCGGCTCAACAAGTTTTAAGCTATCTGATAAAGAAGAGGCACAGTTGAATAATATTCTTGATAGTATTGAATATGGCATGAACCTACGGAAATGGATTAAAACATTTGCACTGAATGCATATCGTGCCGACCCTATGGGCATCATCTTCATGGAGATAGACCAGGCAGCAGTTGATAATATGGGTAATCTTATTGCTCCACGCACTTATCCCACCTATAAAAGCATCAATAGTATTTTCGATTATCAATCAACAGGCCGCCGGCTGGAATATGTTTGTTTTCGCTTAACCGTATCTGAAGCGATTTCCTTTGGCGTAAATGATGAAAAGTTAAAAACCCAAAGCACGGATGCAGTTAGTGATTATTATCGTTTTGTAGATGATGCAAAGGATCTGATCATCGTTTATCGTGATAATAACGTTAACCTGGTTACGAATATTACGCAAAAAAACCCCATTGCAAACATCTGGAAGAAAACGCCTGCATTTATTGTAAGTGATTTAATAAAGTTTGATGAACCAAAATTATTTTATTCGCCGCTGGCTTATGTGGTAGAGCTTGCAGATACATTTATGCAAGATCGATCTATAAGAGACCTACAAAAGAAATTTCACGGTTTCGCAAAACCCATCGAGCCATTATTGGCTTGTGGTACCTGTGCCGGTACTAAATCGGTAAATGGCGAAGATTGTCCGGATTGTAAGCCAATAGGAGGCGAACCAACTGGGTTTAAATTAAAAACCCGGGTTGCTGATGTTGCCCGCTTTCCATTGGATATTCTGGAGAATGGAAACTTTGATTATAAAAGAATCTTTGGTTATGTAACGCCAGATATTCAAAGTTGGGAAAAACAGGATAGCAGCCTGGAAGATATGGAGCAGCTTATGGAAATGACATACTGGGGAACGGTAAGATTTAAACGCCCTAAAGTTGGCAAATCGGGTGCTACAGGGGATGCAATTACCGCCACTGAATCGGTTAGTAACGATGCACCAAAGGAGGCACGGCTAAATGCTACGGCAGATTGGGCAGAAAGAACGGAAACAATGATTGCAGATTTCGTGGGCTATTATTGGTTTAGAGATCAGTTTAAATCAGCTTCAATTTCTTACGGACGGGATTATGTGTTAAAAACTCCGGAAGAGTTAATGAATGCTTACCAAACAATGCGTAGTAAGGGCGCTCCCGATTTCTCGCTGGATGAAGCATTGGAAAAATACTACCAGGCTAAATACCAAAACAACCCGACGCAGTTAGCTAAATATTTAAAGATGCTGAATGTTGAGCCGTTTCCACATTTGAGTCTCCAAAATGCTAAATCAATTATAACTGACTTTAACGATTTTAATGCAAAGCTATATTTTGGCGAATGGAGTGATACTATTCCTGATTTTAAATGGCTAAGCACGCCGGCAGCAAAACTGATTGATGAATTGAGGGAATATGTGAAAGCTAAGGGAATTGAGGAGCTAGTAACTTCCGTTCTATAAAGTTGAGTTATTCGCACAGTATTTAAAATAATGCAAAAAATGCATTAGTTAAATAGTTTCTGAATTTTACCCCCCCCCTATTTATGGAAGTGGGATTTTTATTCGTCATCAACAAATAATAATACATGTTACACCATTCAACAAAAAAGAAAGCCGCTGCTAAGTTTGGCGGTTTAATGAAAGAAGGCAAAACCAAAGAAGAGGTAACGGTTTTGATGAAAGAAGAGGAATTTACCGATGAAGAGATGGAAGAAATATTTACTGCCATTTCGGAGCCTATAAAAGTAAATAATTTGAAAGTATCAGAAGAAAAAAAACCTTCACCAAATGATGCGCTGGACCTTTCCGGATTTGAGTACAAAATTCTGAAGGATGCAAAGTTTAAGGAGTATGTAGAGTTAGTTGGTGATCGTTCATTTGTAGAAATTGTTGACGGTATGGAAGTGCCGGTTAGAGGTAGTCTGCTTGAAAATGATTCGTATGATTTCGATCTATATAAAGCAAAACCACTTCGTAAAGATCGTTTCCCTGGTATGAAAGATACGCCAAAGGATTATGTAGGCATCGAGATTATTAACGATACCCCTGTGCATACCACCCGCATGACCGTTAAAACAATGCTGGAGCTGAATGGTCAGATTTTAAACCAGCATTCTATTGCAGGACATGGCAAATATTACTTACTAAAGAAGTAATGCAATTCATCATTTAATTTTAATAACCTAACCCAAAAATATTTTATGGCACTCAAACAAGATGCAAAAGATAAATTAAAAACAATATTCAAGCTGGATGTAGATAAACTAATTGCTGCTGCAATTGCTGCTGATGAGGTTGATCTTGAACTGCCTGCTGATGTAACAGTACTAACAGCGGCAGATCTGGCCACCCGGGATGAGAATATGAAAACTGTTGGCAAAAAAGAAGGCGAAAGCATTGGCGAAACGAAGGGTAAAGAAATTGCTGTTAAAAAAATAGCTAAAAAAATGGCACTTGATGAGGCGGCAATTGGTAGTGATATTGATAAGCTTGAAGCAGCTGCGCAGGCAAAGTTTAAAGCGGGGGATGCAGGATTGCAGGAGCAGGTAAATGCTTTGCTGGCAGATAAGGAACGCTTAACCGGTGAGGTTACCCAGGAAAAAACAAAGGCCGAACTGGCAATATTTGATCAAACGCTGATCAGTATGTTTCCTGCTGGCAGAACGGCCGATTTAAAGGATAGCGAAAGATTGCTATTGCTTAAAAATGACCTCCAGTTTGAAACAATTGATGGTAAACGGGTAGCAAAGCGTGGGGGTGTGATTGTTGCAGATCCTAACACGCATGCTCCGCTACCGATTGACCAGGTATTGACCAGTGTATTTACTGAACGTAAATGGATTGGCGGTGCTGGTGGAGATGGTGGCCGTGGTGGTGGCAATTCAGGCGGCGGAACCGGTACCGGGGGCATTAAAAAACTGAGCGGATTTACTGAAAAATGGATTGCAGAAAATCCAGGAAAGAATGAGATTAGCCCTGAGTTTGATACAGCACTTCAAACACATATGAAGGCTAATACTGATTTTGATTTAAATTCTTAGAGAAAGCGTTTAAAATCAGGCAAACATGCGAGTATTCCTTCAGTCTTTTTTCCAGGTTGGCCTTGTTGCAATAAATACCCTGCTCATAGCGAAGCAATTATTTGCAGGGGTATTTATTTGCTCCTTTTGTATTAGTTTGCTTTGGGCATTTAATGTTTCAAAAATTGCATTGTCCAGTTTAAATCAAAAATTAATCTATGCATTTGGCGCAGGTTGCGGAGCAGTAACAGGAATTATATTGATCAATTTTATTTTGTAATAAAATATTTTCAGAAAAAAATAAACCCCTTATAAAAATAAGGGGTTTTCTGTATGCAATCTTTATGAAAAAAAATCCAGCAATTCAAATGTAATCCAAAAGATTATAATTTGCTCTATTGGATAAAATTAATTTTTCTGTATCAAAATAATTAATACATTTGTTATGTCAACATCACAGTGGTACTGTTTGATTGGGACACGGAGTGGTACTCCAAACAACTTTACCCCGGGTGGTACCCGGACTTCCTCACATTCTTCATCCATGGTGGTACCTGGATCATAGAATCCATTCTATTTCACATTCATTCACAATTAAAATTATCCATCATGGCTAATTATGCAACTTCGGTGCTGGCTAAGGGTCAGGCTGTTGTAACTGCCAAAAACCAGGCTCCGGAGCAGCGGCGCAAAATGCCAACCGTAATGGAGCTGGCATTAAAAAATCAGGAGGTATCCATCCCCAATGCGCCCGATCTTAGAAAATCTGATTTGCGCCCTGTTGAAATATATTACCAAAAAGACATTGCGCAGGGATCCGGTACTGCAAAAGCTGCTGCACATACAGGAAGCTTTGGCGATAGCGGAAAAATTGAGCTCACCTATGTTACCCATGTGGAAACAATGAGTTTACCCCGCAAAATTGCGCAGAACAATATCATCACTTACCAGCAGATGTTTAACAACCTGTATGAGATGAAGTGGAAAAACCTGCGTACCAGGCATGATAATTCTGCTTTGGCATTTTTGCTGGCCAACAGAATGCAGTTAAGTGCTGCAGTAGTAAATCCGCAAATAGCATCAGCCGCACCAGGCACCTGGAACGATACCAACTATGCACTGGAAATTGATGCCACAAAAGCAGCTCGTTTTGCACAAAAAGCAAAATCATTTATGGCCAGCCGTTATTACCTGGGCCAGTATGATGTGATTGCCGATTTGCAAATTGCAGATGAATTTGAATTTGCATCGCAGCAGGGCGCAGGCAATGCCGTAAACCAGGGCTGGCAGTTTGCTGATATGAATATCAGCCGCACCCAGGATGTAATTTCCTCCGCTTATGGTAATGGCTCCATGCTTATTTTACCAGCCAATATGTTTGCCGGTATGTACTGGAATGATGCCCTCAATAAATCAGGCGTAAATGCCGGAGAAAATGAAGTAGGCACATTGGGCACAAAAGCAGATCCGTTTGGATCTGGTGCTGTTGCCGATATCAGTATGTACACTGGCCGTGCAGATACATCTGCCAATACTACTGGTGGTAGCACTCAGGATATTGTAGACCAGTGGGAAATTGCCTTAACCATCGCTTATGCGCTGCCACCGTTGGCAACAACTGGCGAGAGTGTGGTAAGCCTGGTAGCACAAGCAACCTAAACCCCCATCCCCTAAAGGGGTGAAAATGCAACAAAATTTCAAAATGGCCGGTTAACACCCGGCCACTAAAAAATACAACAAGTGAAAAAATTGATCATTCTATTGCTGATGAGTACAAGCTTACTCCTGGCAAAAGCCCAACAGGCCACCACCATTCCGCTGGCGGTTGGCGATACGGTAGCTAATAGCGGCACGGCCAATAAGGTAATTAAATTAACTGCCGGTTATGCAGGCATTGCGGTAACGGCCATTGCAACGGAGTTATCCGGAACAAGCGGCGGCACCATTGCCGTGTATGGTTCGCCCGATGGCACCAATTACGATATCATTGGCTCGGCCTATACGGTTACCGATGTGGCGCTGCAAAGCAAAACATTCTACATTACCGCACCAGTGCCTGTTTATGTAAAAGTGCTACAAACGGGCACGGGTACCATGTCGAGTAAATTAACCGTAAAATACGTTTTGCGTAAGTACGATAAGTAAAATGAGCAAACCCATTCCGATAGTAGTTGGTGGTAGTGGTCCGTATGATCCGGCCGCCGGTGCATTTGATGTACTGATTCCATCCCTTAAAGGGGTAGAATTCTATGTAGAGGAGGTCGGCATCGGCACCATTCAGTACAGCCGGTATAGTTCTTTGAGTGCAGGCGGGTTTCGTAGTGTAGATGCCTTCATGTTAGGCGATCAGTTTTATGTTCACATTACTGGCTTGGATTATGGCAGCAATGCAACAGGCAGTTATACCAACGGGTTCGATTTTAATAAAGTGGTAAATGCATTGTTTGGCCGCCTTGGCTGGATGCAAACACCCGATTCTCCCACGCTGGATACTACCAATAAGATCAGCCGCAGCGGTCGCTTATTCAACGATGGTTCATTTCACGCCCTGGTTACGCTGAACAATATCAAGGCAACCATGGAACAGGTAAATGCAGATGCTACCGACTTCAATGCCTTTTTGCTATCCTGGGTAAGGGCTACCATTCTTCGTTGCATCAATGGTGTATTCAACGAGCCGGAATTAATTTGTCAATCCCTGCTGTATGATCGCCAACGCTGGGGTAACAATGATGAGCCCATTGCTAATAATGGCAAGTTCATAGCCTGGCAAATAAAGATACCTAACCGGGTAGATATGGCAGTGCAGATTGATACCATTGCATTGTACTTTGATGCAGTTGCCAGTTTTAATCTATATCTATTCAACGATGTAAAAAAGGCACCCATTGCAACCATACCGGTTACTACGGTGGCCAACGATCAAACCATTGTTGAACTGAATGATATTGTGCTCAATCATATTTCAGGTTATAACCATGGCGGAAATTTCTTCCTTGGTTATTTTCAAAATGATTTGGGCGGTTCAAGGGCTATATTGGAAAACAATGTTTGCTTCAAAGCAAATTTCCCTTATGGAGCCATACCAATTGAAGCGGATGCGGTAGGTGCTACGGATTTTAAACGCACCAATATTTCTTACTCGCTGCGTACAAATGGCATCAACCTGCATATATCTGTTTTCCGGGATCATACACAGCAGATAGTTAAAAAACCATCGCTGTTTGATAATATGATTGGCTTGCAAATGGCCGCCCAGGTAATTGAAATGGGCCTGTTTGCAAACCGTAGCAATAGCACGGAAAGGCAAATGAAAGAAGGCATGGACAAAGTGCAGGCAAGTATGGAATTAACGGGAGTAGCGCCCATCAGCGATGGACCAAAAACAACCGGCCTGCGCAA